ATGAACCATGCAATTGAATTACGCCAACAAACAAAGAAAACAATTAAAGAAATTTGCGCCATCACAGGTGTAAGTCAAGCTGCGTTATATCGGAAATTAAGAGAATTGAAAAAAGATGAAAAGACAACTTTTTAGTATGACAGTTTGTCAGTCTAAGTGCGACAGTTCCTCTTGTTGAAGCGCTTCGTGGGCAGTCTTCCACACTAAACATTTTCTTGATCTTTGATGAATAGACAGTAGTGCTCGATTCAATTGTTCTTGTGAAACAAGGCTCAAATCTGTTTTTTCGGATAAAACTCCCGTAATAGGCCGTTTGCGTTTTCGTTACTTCCACGTTACCAAGAGGAATAGGGATCGGCAAAGAACACTGCTATTTTTAAATCTTTTTCTACTCGTTGAGAACACGAAAATTCTTTTCCTCTCTCAACTGTAGCTGTTTGTAAGGCAGCGGTTGGGTACATGGTAGCCATTTGTTTGATGGCGAATTCCATGGATTCTGCTGTTCGATCTGGGATGACAATCGCTTGATAATACCGTGTTTTTCGTTCTACAAATGTCGCGAAGCATCCCTTGCTTTTCCCGCGGCTCGAGACGATTGTATCTAATTCCCAATGCCCAAATGTTTCTCGTTTTCCAACTTCAGATGGACGTGTTTGAATCGAAGTCCCGATATTGAAGCGTCCACGTGTTTCTTTAGGTTTTTGATGTTTTCCTTTCTGTCTTAGTAGAGAAAGGTCCTTTTTGAATCGTTTCCCTTGATATAACCAGTTGTAGATTGTCTTAAAGGAAATCTCCCCCCCTTCAAATAGCCATATTGGATTTGTTCAGGGGATCAGGTGATACATTAAGGATAGATGCATCTACTTCTTCCACAATAGGATGATTGTGCTGTACGATTTGTAATAACGGTTCTTCTTTATTAGTTAACTCCTTAATCATCTCTGACACTTCTGTTTCATCAATATGTATTGGAGCAACTATTTCTTTTGCTGTAAAAGGTTTTGGTGATGTTGGTTCTCCACAATGCAGGTAAGATACACCATCAAGGCAATGACCAGTAACAACTGTTCCACAATTTTCATCCATACATTTAACTCTTTGTTTAATATCCATCAAACACACCACCTATGTAATTTTTACATAATAAAAAAGAGAGCCACAACTGACTCCCTTAATTACTTATTTAATTCTTTCCATTTTAAAATATCTTTTTTAAAAAATAACCGATCGCGTGCCATTTCCTTGATAGGTTTAATTCTCCCGTTGGTAACTAAATAAGCAATGTTTTGGCGAGTACAGCCAAGTATTTCAATTGCCTCTGATGTATTAACGATTTCCTCCGCAATGAATTTCGATAGTTCTTCATCATTCTTAAAATTGTACATGTTATCTATCCTTTCCGATTCTTGTAACTACAATATAACCAATAATTACGATTGCCCAAATGACTAAAACAGCGGCATAGATATAATCAAAGGTACGCATATTGCTAAAATCAGTAGTCATCAAGAATTGTCCAGCAAAGAGTAAACATAATACATTCAGTACAATTAGTTTTTTTGACATGTTATTTTGAAAGATGATATATTTTTATTTAGGAAGCCCAGCCTTTTGACTAGGCTTCCCATTTGACTAGCGTCTAATTCGTTTAGGTAATCGTCTTGGTAGGACTCTCTTACCTTTACGTCTAGGACGCTTTTTCTTTTTCGTTTTCTTTTTGAATCTCTTTTTCACTTGGCTTGTGATTACCTTGACTGTTCTGTATGTAGTAAACAGTGCGGTGAAAACTTTCAAGTATTCAGCCCACTTGCTAGACTCAAGAAGAAAACTTATTAAGTTGTTTATCATCTTTCATTTTCCCTCCTTTCTATACTCTTATTATACCATGTAACTTTACTTAAGACAAGTATAAATTGTATTATTTTTATAAATAAATAATATTTTTTATATAAAAATTACATGATAAAAATTACCCCATGCGGAATGATTTAATAATCATAACTGCTACTTGTTCGAAACTATTTCGTATCTTTTCTAATTCTTCATCTCCTTTTTTCGTTAAGGATATTACATAATAAAAGAGCAACCGTGCACGAGTTGCCCTTTCGTTAATTCTTTATACTACTATCTTACCAGCTCTTTAACCTGATGATGTATCATAAATAAATCAAAAAAGCATCATTTGTAAACCTCAATTCCTAATGCACATGCTAAATCGCTTAATGCTTTTCGTTTCTTTCTATCAAAATTCGGTTTGCTAATCCCCATTTTGTTATATACTTCAAAATCGAATAATTCATCTCGACCCATATACTTTTCTATAATCAATTTTCTATATTCTGCTGACAATCGGTTGATGCCTTTCCATATACGATTCATATAACTTTCTTTTTCACGTTCTCGATCTATAATTTCTATAATGTTTTCAGTAGAAGAATGGAATTGATTTGTTCGACTTGGAGGCGTGAGAGAATATGTTGCTGTAACTTTTGGCAAATATTCATCATCAACAGAAAGCATATACATACGGTACTTTCGTAAAGCACGTAATGCTTTCCTTGCACTTGCTTTTCTATCTAACTCTTTCATTTCTAAATTTAAAGTTGCTTCTTCCATATGTAAAACCTCCAAATATGCAATCTGCATGATTTAAGTTGCTAAACAAAAAAGAGCAACGCAATCGCATTACTCTTTTCCTGTTCTCAAGGAGATTCCTGCAGTCAGTCCTTGAAGTGTTTTCACACTTCTTAAACCCTACAAATTTTATAGAGTTTAAGAAACGGAAAAACCGCTTCTTGTAGACACGAACAAGATGTAACTCATATTTCGAATATTAGATTGGCTTGAGATTGACCATACCTCTTTGAACCGAAAAATGTTTTTGGAAGCAAACGAATGCGTGTGGTAGTTTCGGTGGGATTTCTCGGCTCAAAGAGATAGGAGGGAACTGCACATATTCCCCCGACCTCCGCATATACAGTGGCTGATTACATATGCTCCATTAAGGTGAAAAAAATGGCATTTCGCGAAAATACTTTACCTACTCACTCACAAGTAGCTCTCGTATTATTTGATGTTATTCACATCTTTAAAGGTAGTATGTGGCACTCAGTTGTGCGGTACGCTAGGTACAAATCAAGTTACTACCCTTAAAGAGAGGAACAACCCTCTCCCTCGTTGATTGGACCCTAACTTACGTTTATTCGTGAGTAAACTATAATTAATCGCCCAATTCAAAGCATTTAAAGGACATCTTGAATCGTCATCGTCGCTGTTTCCGCAGCGGTACTTATTACACTTACATCATACAAGTACACTCTTGATATTTGTTATCAACTTTTTATCTATTTTTTATCAAAAAGAAAGCTACCCGAAAAGGTAGCTCATTCATCATATGGTCGGTATTTAACCCTCAAAACTTCTAGCTCTTTTTTCTTCTCCTCAATATCTTCACGCAAAAACAAACTCACTCTCTCCATTTTTTTAAATGGTACAAGTTTTCCATCTTTAATCATTTTGCTAATCCTTGATTTACTAACACCTAATACATCCATTACTTCAGGTGTTGTTAATACTTCTTCTTGTAAAAAAGAGAGTAGTTCATTTTTATTTGCAAACTTATACATCTTATTCACCCCTTCTATTCTTGAAAAATCTATAAAGTCGCAATACTGTATCCACAATACAAAAAATTAAAACGAGAATTAATAGGATGTCTAAAGTTGTTTTCAGAGCACCTTCTTGAATAATATCGCGTAAATAAATACTATAAAACAATGACATTACAATAATTAAGTAGTTCGATGAATTACTCATTCTGTTCATATTGTTCACAAATCGGCAAATTGTTATAATGTATATAGAAGAGAGAAGGAAGGCTTCTCTCTTCTGCTCAAAATCATTTTCGTTTACGTCTTGTTTGACGTTTTCGTCTTGGTCGGCGCTTACGTCTTGGTCGGCGTTTTCGTTTGATTTTGAGCTTTTTTACTTTTTTATAAAGTCCTAAGACTTTTTCATAAATTACTAGGACTTTTTCAATGATTGTTAACCCTGTAAGTATCAATCCTAGTATCAATGCTAACTTTGCCAATTTGTTTCCCTCCCTTCCTTGTTTCTATATTTATTATACCATACCTATCTACTTAAGTAAATAGATTTTTGTTTTTTATAATAAAAAAACCGCCATTTTTAGCGGTTTTCCTCAACTTCAATCCCTAGCTTATAAGCCAATTCATAAAACGCTTTATTCCTTTTTCGGTAATAATCACCTTGCGTCATATTTAAAACCCTACACATCTTCACCCAGCTATGTTTTTCCTTACCTAAATACGCTAGCTCAATCAATTGCTTATCGTAAAGATTGAGCTTACTCACCCCTTTCCTTATATCCAATATAAATTCAGCACGCTTAATATTTTTTTCACTTATTCCTTCTGTTTCGTCGTTCTTCACACGTTCAATTATTTCTTCCGTTATGCTTGATAAGAACAAACGGTATTTCTTCAAAGCCTTTAATACATTCTTTTTCGTTTCTTCTTTATTAAGTTCTGGTAACTCAATATCAAGCATATTATCACTCCCTCACCATTTTCAAAAATGTATCCAACGGCATAACTACTAACCAAGGTTTTCTATCCGCCTTAATTGCTAAAGCGTCGGGCTGTTCTCGTTCATCCTCTAGCCAATTGTATAACGTCTTGAATCCATCTTTCCTAGCCTTTACTTCCCATTCAAGACCCAACCCTTTCACATCATTAGCATAACCTTGCATAGCCCCAGAGAGCGGCACACGCTCCCCTCCTATCAAGCTAGCAAACTCTCTTTCACGTCTTGCACCTTTATCTCGTTGACTTTTCCCCAATATTATTCCTCACTTTTCTATTCAAATGATTATTTTTTTGAGTTTCTTATAGAATCAATTCCGATTCCTCTTTTCCTATAAAATTCCGCTTCCCATTCATCTGCATTAATGCTAATTGGAAGACTTATAGGTAATGTGATTTGCATTTGTTTCGCCTTTTGGCTACATTTCACACAGAACTTGTCATTTGTTCCATCTTCCATGTCAATCCACTTGTGTTGGCACTTCATTTCTGTTCCCCTTTTCTACAAAATGAAATTTTTATTGACTATTACGTTCATCAAACTCACGCATCTTATCTACGTAATAATTATGATTAGCTCTTTCAGCTAACGTCGCTAACAAGTCCACCTTATAACCATTGTTAACATCCTCACTTTGTAAGAATGAAATTACTTCATTTACAACTTCATCATCTGTAGCATCGGACCATATTAACTCAATTAATTTCTTAATATCTTTTTTCATCCTATCCCTCCTTTCTACTCAAATAGCGTTTTTGTTTAGTTTTACTCCTCGTCCCAACGCTCCACTCTTCCGCGTGACCAAGACAAAATACCATTCTTCTGCAATGTTTCTAATTCAATTTCCACTGGAACATAGTCATCATCTAACTGCTGACTAATAAAGTCCTCGGCTACCTCTTTTGTAGGTAATAAACAAGATTCACTCAAATCCATTGTGTTCTCTTCTTTTGCGAAATCATAAAAAACATCTTCTTGATATTGATAAGCAAGCGCCCAAAACTTCATATCCGTTTTCCTCCCAAATAAGGATTTTATTAAAATAGCGTCATCTGTCCGCTCTTATTCTGCTCTTCCAATTCTTTTATTCTTTTCTCAAGCCTTTGTATTTCTTGATGTAAGAGATGGATCGTTTTGCTATTGTTATTTCGTAAATTAAGGCATCTTCTATGCACCATGTTGTTGTACTGGTCAAAATCAATCTCATCTTCAAAAATTAATTCATCACATATCGGGCATTCACCTAAAATACAACCGGATGACATACTCATTCTTCCTTTCTACAAAATAAGAATTTTGTTCAAACTACTTAACAGCTACAACTTCTGTTTCTTCCTGAGACTGCTTATTTAGCTCTTGTCCTATTTTCATTAGCAAATTGCGAAAGTGGACGAAATCGCCTCTATTGTCATAACCTGCTGAATACGTGTAGATTCTAGATCTGCCTAGATTATGAGCTTGATATTTTTGATATCGTTTGGCTTCATCAAGAATGAAAAAGAACGCTTCATTCTCCCATTCTGTCTCTACCCATGCCAACGCCAACTCATCTTCAATACCATAAACCTTGAAGTAATCGTAAATATCACTAACAAAAACCATTTTTCCATTAACGCTTTCTACATCTTCATATTGTAGGTTTTCAAAACTTCTCACTTCAATTGGACATTCTTCATCTTTCCACTCATAAAAAGACTCTACAGCTTCCACTTCGTTGTCATGCCATAACTCTCTATCCGAATCCGTACAAAATTCCAATGTACTATTATCAAAATAACCTTCTAAATCTAAGCTATAAGGTATATATTGTTTTCTTCTTTTTTGAACAACGTGTATAGGATCGCTTGTACATACGTTATCCTCAGCGTCATCGTATTGCTTTTCAGCAAATAACTTTAAAAACTCTTCCTGTTTTGTTGTTAATTCAACCGTTACTTTTGTCATCTTTCATTCCCCTCCCAAATAACTATTTTGTTTAATTTACGAACACACAATCTTTTTTGCTTACCCAACCATATTTCCAACCAGATTGTTCAATTTTTGTTCTAACAATCAAGTTATCTTTATTTCGACTGCACAAACTGTTAACAATGAATGTCTCCCCGATTTTATCGTTATACCAGTTCTGCTTGCTATCCGAGGAGATTATTTTAATTTTCTTCCCTTGAAATTCGCTCATGGACTCACCACTTTCTATTCAAATAACGCTTTAGTTATAAATTTTATTAAACCTGTTCCATGCCTCTTAAAACTCTGTAAGCCTCGTATGCTTTATTATCTGAAAGTAATTCAATCGCTCGATTATGTCGTTTGAGTATTAACTCATGTTTTTTAACTAGACGGATTAACTCTTCCATGCTTGTTATTTCAACTTCATTTTTTTCATTATTCATCTTCCGTTCCCTCATTTCTTAATAAAATTCAAATTTGGTCTTACCTTACAACTCTACTCCTAATACGAATTTCAAAAGATACATAGCGAGCGTGATAAGAAACCACGCTATCGCTACGACTGTAAAATCCTCTTTCCTCATTCAAACCACCACACTGCAATAGTAATTATCCAAACTAGGACAATCCACTTCGTATCGCTCATCCTACTGCGTCCTCCATACAGAAGCGTAATTCTACATCATTAGTTGGAAAATACTTGACTGGAGCGTCATCATCATTAATTTCCACACAACCAATAACGCGTTCGAACTTATTATCTTCTGTTTGATTAACCACTATATATAAAGCGTCCTCACGTTCAACAATGTCTCCTAATTTGAACTCGTCCATTTTTCGGCCTTTCTTGTGAAATACCATGAATCTTTCAAACTCTTCTAATTCTTCATCTGTCGGTTTGCGGAATGTACAATCATCTCCTTTCCAAAGGAAACCACCCTCATATACTCTCATTGTGTTAACAGGGTAAGAGATTTTTACATTGTATTTGTAATCATCTTCACTCCCAAAAACCGCATACCACTTAGCGTTTTCCATCTCCATTACAAACATTTCGCCATCTTCGAACTTCAGTGGTTCCACATAGTCAATAAACTCATTTCTGAAAAAGAAATTAATTAACTCAGTAGCTGTCCATTCGGTGTCATCGAATCTCTTCCAAATCTCATCCTCTTTAATTTTCCAAGCACAACCTTTTTCTTGAGTTGTAATCCAATGTGTTTTCATTCGTTCAATAGCTTCAAAACCTGTGTATGTTTTCATAGTTTCCTCCTCTAACAAACGTAAATCTTCAATCGCCGCAAAAGTTAACACATCGTTCCCGTCAAATAAGCACCAACCTTTCCAATCATCTTGATGGTCGAACGTACCAACTCTTTTCTCTCCATAACTCATAAAATAAACTCTGTCGCCTTTTTTAAATTTACTCATTTTCTTCACCCTCCAAAATTTGTTCTAATTTCTTTTGCATGCGTTCACAAACAACGCGTTGCCCGTTGTAATAGCCGTACTTCTCTAAATCACCATCATCTAATAGATTCAACGACCTACTACCAAGAAGTGATTGACTTAACTTCAATTCCTCAATGAGCTTTTCTAACTGATCTCGCATTGCAAATACACTTCCTTTTGTTTATCTATATCGATAATTTGTTTTTCACGTTCCTTTAACTGTTCCTCAATCCACTTACCTGTCGTTTCGACGTATTCTTCGCGTGTATGAGCGTTTTTAGAAGGTGGCAAGGTAAATACCATCCCCCAACTACTTACGCTCGTTATATGGACATTTGGACGCATTACAGTGATAGACATTTTATTCACCTCATGTCGTTCTATAACTTGCACCTTTCACTTGATACAAATAATCCTTACTCATTCCAAACAACCGATCGGCGGCTGCGAATCCGATTTTGTCCTCTAGCGTATCCAAATCCTCGTTGCTGGTATACCAGATTGGTAGATTGTACAAATATCGTTCATTAATAATCTTGTAGTACATATCTTCCTTAAATTCACTGTACTTCGATTTCGCAATATCATCCCAAATAAGGATGTCGCATGTGCATAAATCATGAAGCAATTCATTCAAACGCTTTTTATTGTCATTTAAAAACGCCGCACTTTGAATCTCAGCCATGATATTTACATCTTGGACACATAATACTCGGACTCCACGAGGACGCCCTGTATGCTTGTCTGTGACTTTAAAATGGTTCAATGCGTATTTCGCTGCCGCTACCTGTAAATGCGTTTTACCTAAACCGTATGAGTTATTAGCTTGTCTCATTTGGTTGCGCTCACCTGGAGGTAAAGCTTTTAATTTCGTTTCACCTACCTCAGCGATAAAACCGATACTATTTATCTTTGAATCCCGTATCTCATTAAAGATTTTTAAATATTCAACCATCGCATTGTACAGGGTTTGCTGAACTGCTGTTTCTCTTACATAATTATCAAAACGAGCATTTTCGAACTCAGACGGAATCATAGCGTTTTTAAATCTAGCTTTAAGGTTCTTTCGTTCTAAGCACTCACATTCAATCGCAACATCCACATATTTGCCATTCAAAAACTCAGACGGTTGCTTTTCGAATATGTAGCCCCTATCACCGCACTTCTTACACTCAACCGATTGTTTTTGCGAATCCTCGGTTATCGGCTGGTTTGATTCCTCTTCTAGCTTCTTCTGGTACATGATCTGCGCCCTTTCCATAAGACCCGACATTATATCCCCGAGTTTTTCCATTCTTCCACAACTCCCATTGCTGTAAATAACTTTCAAATTTAGTCCCAAACAATGTTTCTGGTCTCAAATATTTAGCTCGTGATGTTCCAGTCCACTCAGCGTGTTTTACATCGATAACTTTTTTAAAATCATCTACAGTAAACTTTTCTTTCAATCTAACTTTAATAAGAGACTGCGTCTTTTTAGTAGTTGAACGATAAGAAGAAGAGCAAACATCGTTGAGATAGTCTACTATCTCGACAATATATTTATTAATATCAGTATTTAGTTCTTTAGTATTTGGTTCTTTAGTATTTAGTAGCTCGGGATTTTCCACCGGTGGCTTTTCCACCAATGGCTTTTCCACCAGTGGAATTTCCGCCACTGGCTCTTTTTTCGGGATTTCATATATAACTGTTTCCCACTTAACGATTTTGTTTTTATCGTCTTTAACAGGGAATCTATGAAGATATCCATGCTCTTTTAACTCATTCATCCCAGCTCTCAAACTATCTAAACCATCTTTCGCATGTGTAGCTAACTCTTCTCTATAAAACACCCAATCATCAGGAAGAGAGAGGATATACGCTAGAATGCCTTTTGCCTTCCAAGACAACCGTTCATCTTTTAAACCTGTATTATTAATAGTGGTATAGTTACTATCTTTAACAACCCTGTATATACCCATTCATTTCACCTTCTTCATAACCACTTCATAATAAAAACCACGGTCACGATCTAAGACGAAACATCCTTTGAATAAGTGTGGATTTTCGTCCTTTTCATGTCTCACTGTTTCCAGTACCTTTCGAATAGGAAAGAGGTAATCAAAACCCTCTTTCTCTAAACGACGGCAACGCTTGATCAATTCTGATAACCTTCTATCACGTAAATACCGAGTGCGTGAACTTTTGTTTAGTGCTAATGGTATAGAGCCATCACGAATTATGGTTTTCATTCTCTGACACCTCAGCATATTCAACATCAATGAATCCTGCATCAGCTTCTACACCTGTGTTATTTTCTTTCACTTTCATGATTCCGTTGTCTTGATTAGCCGCTTCAATTACTTGTCGTGATTCTTCTCGTTCAATAGATAACGGTGCCGATTTTAAGAGTTTAATAATGACTGTCTTCTTGGCCATTTCGACAAAGTGATCTTTCCAAGGGCCAAACACCGCACCATTTTTTTGTGATTTCGTGAATCTATCACGATGGCTTTCTACTTGTTTACGACTCATGACAACGAAATCATAAGAACCGTCCTTCAACTTATACACTGCGTAAAAATGAGTGATTTTATTTTGGTCTTCTTCGCCGCATGGCTTGTGAACGATGTTCTTTTCTAATCCATACTCATATTCGAATTCATCACCTTCATAAACTTCATGAGCATAGATTGCTTTGACCTCGCCACTACGTCTTACAAGTTCCATGATGCCTTTATAACCTAATTGGAATTGCGCTTCTTTACGTTTTGTTTTGTTGTTATAGAAAGGGACGATGTATGCATGACCTAATAAGTTAGGTTCCAGTCCTAATGAACCACAGTTCACAACTGCACCAACGATTGTTTCTGGTGCGCATTCTAATAACGCTGGGTTACGTGTAGTTGCATTAAGACCAACCCGAATCAATCGCTCTGGTGTCATATGTTTCGGTAATACCGATTCAATAGTTTTAAAGCTATCTTTAAACATAAGTTTCAATTGCTTATTAAGATTCGTTTCAGTTGATACTCCTGTTGTTTGTTGTGCTACCATTTGTTGTTTTAAAGTTTCGTTAGTTGACATTAGTTTTTACCTCCAGATTGTTTTACGATTATGTTGGGATTATAGCCACCTGTATGTAATTCCCAGTCACCCTCATCTTTAAATCTAGGTGAATCTACGAAATAACATAAATTCTTACGTTGATCTAACTCCTCACAAACTCTATCCCAAGCCTTCTGTAATGTGATTTCATGTACTTCCTGTTTTTTATTTAACCGCGCTAACTGCTTTTTACGACGTGATTTCATTTCGCTACCTCTTTCATTTTTAATTTGAATGTTCTTGATCCACGAGCGTTTGTTTTGTATGTAACCTCAAAACGTTCATGTATACCTTTTTCACTGCATTTCAATATATTAATCATGTTGTTTTTAGCTTTATCTTGCCGCTCTTTCCAATATTTGAGTTGTTCACCTGCTGTCTCGAAATCTTCAGCGTAAGTAAGAGAATGTGAAGGCAATATAATATAGTCGTCTTCAATAGATTTTTCGTAAATTTCTTTCAAACTATCAGTGGTTGGTTTTAAGCCATCAACTGCTGGTGGAATACGTTTAGCTACAAAGTTATTCCAAAATACGTCACACTTTTCGATAGCCATTTTTATAATGTCTTCATCTCGTTCAATTGTTTTGAATTCGAATTTATTCCCGCCGATTAATACAGCGATATGCCATCTTTTATATCCTGTAACAGCCATATAATGTTGACATTGTAGTCTGTATTGAGTCGGAACATTATCACCTTTCCATTCACCCCGCTTATATTCGCTAGTAGTCTTGCATTCTAACCCTTCTTTTCGTCCGATTAATTCTCTATCAATATTTGCCATCATAAATGGATACTTTTTGCTACGTAACATTTCATTCTTTCTTCTAACTTTTAAGCCAGTACGCTTCACAAATTCACGGGCCACAATATCCTCAAGTACATTACCCCAATACGCATACTCTGATTGCGGTTTTTCCTTCAATTCACCGATTTTGTCCAAATAAAGTGACATCGGCGAATTCCAATCACTAAGATTTAATACCGCTGCTAAATCACTACCGCCAATACCTTGACGACGCATCTCCAACCACTCTTCACGAGTTAAATCTGTTGTTCTTGCAATTACGTCATACGGTTTACTCATGTAGATAATCCTCCTATTATGTGATATACTGACTTCAACTTATTTTTGATTTTGGACTCCTGCTGCAACAGGGGTCTTTTCTTTTTCATTAAGATAATTATTTAAATCTTCCGTTAATTCTTTCTCTAATTCGAGTACCTCTAGCTTCTTACTTAGACATAAATGCTCTTTCGCAAAATATTTGAAACCCTGTCGATCGTTGTTTAACATCGCTTTCCACTGATTGTTTACAGCTTGATTCATTTTCTCAACGAGCAACATTTCTTCTGTTTTAGCCAATCTTCTCACCCTTTTTGATTAACTTATCTAAGATATACATTCTTACCTTAATGCGGCATTTTTCCTTATCATTCGCAAAATGGTACATACGAAGTAGTCTAGAATAATCAGCGAATGTCGCATTCTGATAGTTGATATTTAAGTACATCACTTTTCCTCAGCCTCCTTTCTTTTCCGTATCTCCTCACATTTTTTAGCGAAGAATTCTGGACAGTTTCTTTGGAACCAAAGCGACATTTCACGCTTCGTTCTTTCTGGAATTTGCGGTGGTTTGACTACGATTTCCTTCATAATTCTTCCTCCTTCAAATCGTTTGCTGCTTATACTTAAAATTCCACATCCACCTTGACTGTAATATCAACTGGTATTTCTTGCGTGACGCGAATGGCCGCTGGGTGTGCCCCTTTTTCGATTAATTGAGATACGATTTCTTTCACTTCTTCTTGTGTTTCACATTCGTAAACAGACGTTGCGAATGTAGTTTTATTGATTACTAGATAATTTTGCATTTTGTTTCCTCCTACTTAAATTTCTGTGACAGCTTCACTTTTTGCCTACCATTTTTTCTTCTGCCCATTCTAATAAGAACTTTTGAGTTTGTTTTGCTGGAAAATACCATTTTTGACCTACTTTAAATTTTGGAAAACGAGGGTCGAAAAAGAATTGATCTTGAATCGTATTCCACGACATGCAAACACGTTTTTTTAATTCCTTCGTATCCCAAAATGCAAGCTCGGCATCGTATTCTTTCATTTTTTTTCGGATTTCTTCAACACATAATTCCTTTACAACAGTTTCATCAATTTGAATATTGAGCATCTATAACTCTCCTTTCATCACCAGCGTTACAGTTCTGCTGTGAGTTGGTTGTTAACTTGAGCAATCTCTTCACTCAATACAATAGGTAATTCATATTCGACAATCTTCTTTTTCGACGCTTCTAAATAACGACGCTTGATTGCTTTATAGCTCTTCACATCGAAATGACGACGTAGTTCTCTGTAAATATCCTTATACACTTTGCCTCGAGTGCTTTTATTTTGATATGCATTTGACTGCTTACCACCTAATAACCGAACCGCCGTTTTATTTACTGTCTTTACAATTTCATCGCATTCAGTGGCGTACAATGGCGTATTCTCTTTTAGGTCTTTCACCTCCGCTTTAACAGAGTTCATATCCTCTTTCATAGTCGAAACTTCTTCGTTTAGTAGGATTGTCGCTTGCATATTGGCTAGAAGACTTTCTTTCTCGTTCAATACTCTTGGTTGTTGTTCTCTCATATTGAAATATCCGTCTACAAATTGATCGTATAACTCCCACGCTGTATCATCTTCGAGGATTTTTAATAGTTTTGCGTATCCTCGTTCGGATAAGAGGTAGATATTTTTCGAGTTAGCAATTGATTGCTTTGTAAATCCAAGTTGTTCTAAACTCGGTCCGCCAAACGGACTCACTTTTAAATCAACGATATCAATACTATCTTTAAATCGTGAGCGGTTTTCGTTAATCCGTAGATTGATATGTTTGACTTCTTTCTCGTGAATTTCAGCAATTTCTTTCACTAGCATTGCTTTTTTACCTTCACCAAAACCACCCTCGATTCCAGTGAATTCATATCCCGCGATATATTGTTTACCTAAAATATGTAGTTCGTTTGCTACTGTTAATTGGTCTGTCATTGTGCAATTTCCTCACTTTCTAAAATTCGATTAATTTTTTCTTTAACTTTCTTGCCGTCACGCTTACCTAACAGAATATCTGATAGATACGGACCTGAGATGTTTAGCATTTTGGCTAATTCTTCTTGCTTAATCCCATTTACAAATAGCCACATTTTCACTTTTACACCGAATGTTTTATCCATGTTGATAACTCCTTTTTATTTTTTAGCTAATTTTTTAGCTTTCTATTGACTTTAACTAACTTATTGAATAAAATAAAGACATAGCTAAATAAACCTACATTAGTAGCCTTTTAACGTTGGGGAACGTGGTATATCGGCTTTGATTTGTAGTGTTTTGAAAGCTAAATAAGTAGCTTATGTACAAAGTATATTATTCAATAGGTTAGTTGTCAACACCTTTTAACTAACTTATTGAATAAATATTTTTGTACGAGCTTGGAAGGTTGATTTATATGGGAATTACAGAAATAATTAAACAACTTTGTCAAAAAAGGGGGATATCTATCTCTAAATTAGAAGAAGAATTAGGTTTTGGGCAAAACACTATCTATCAATGGAAAAAAAGAACTCCTTCTGTTGAACGTGTACAAAAAGTGGCTGATTACTTTAATGTTTCAACGGATTACTTATTAGGTAGAACAAAAAATAAATACTGGGAACTTACTGAAAAAGATGAAAAGGACATTCAAAAGAAATTAGAGGAATTAATAGAAGATATGGGAAATGCCGATGCTCTTGCATTCTCTAAAGGATCCGAGCCGATGTCAGAGGAAACGAAACAGTTATTGATTATCTCATTAGAAAACGCTCTAAGATTAGGAAAACAAATGGCTAAAAAGAAATTTACACCTAAAAAATATAGAGATGAGTGATTGGAGAGGATCTTATGGTTTCAAAACAGCAAATTAACTTAAAAATAGACGAACTACTTAGACGATATAATACCAGAGATCCATTTTTTATCGCTGAAGCAAAAGGGATTGTTGTCATTACCGAAAATTTAGGGGATATTTTTGGATACTATCATAAAGTATCTCGTATCCCTTTCATACATATTAACGAACGACTTTCCTATCAAAACCAGGTTTTTACTTGTTTCCATGAATTAGGTCACGCTATCTTTCATCCAGACGAGAATACCCCTAAATTATCTTTAGTATCTCTTTGTTCTGAAATTCGCATAGAGGCGGAAGCGAATTATTTTGCAACAAGATTTCTTATTGATGGAAGTCATCATGATTACTACATTCAAACAAAACAACAATTATTACAGTATTATGGAATCCCTAAGGAAATGGAACGTTTTATATGATAGATTTTCGTTTACATTATAAGGAGGGTTTATAATATGGCTAGTTTTCATAAGTATAAAAAGAAAGGATCTAATAAAGATTTTTGGGAATATCGAATAAGATATAAAGATTCCATCACTCAAAAATATAAAGAAAAATGCAAGAAGGGATTCACTAGCAAAGCAGAAGCAAAGATTGCAGCTGAAGAAATGGAAAAACAGTTGCGTGAAGGTTTCGAACAAACAGACGAATCTTTAAAATCGTATCTCGAAACATGGTTGTATGAATATAAAAAGGGGACTGTAGCAAAGAATACTTTGTCTTTGCATCAAAATAGTATTAAAAACCATATCGTCCCTTATTTCAAAAACATTCCTTTGAAAGACATTAAACCTATTTTATATCAAAAATTCATTAATCATTTAACTGAAAAAGGCTACAGTAGAAGAACAATTGAAATTGTGCATGGAACTATGCATAATGCAATGGAAAAAGCAATCATTTTAGAAAAAATAGCAAAGAATCCTTGTACCGGAGCAGAAATAAAACTAAAGAAAAAAGAGTCTAAAATACAGTTTATAGAATCTGAACACATATCAGATTTTTTAAGAGAAGCCTATAGATACGACTATATTTACTGGCTATTTTTTAAAGCGTTAATTGAAACCGGTATGCGGAAAGGTGAAGCGGCCGCCCTTCAGTGGACAGATATTGATTTGAAAGAGAGAACTATCAATATAAATAAATCGCTTGACTTTCAAGTAGCAGCTAGAAACCCAGATATGATGTTCGGAGATACAAAAAACTATAATTCGAAAAGAATTATCACTATCAGTCAAGGACTCGCTAACGATCTTCTTTTTCATAAGAAATATCAAAATCAAAATAAGGTCGCTTTAAATGATAGTTATCATTTCGATTTGAATTTAGTATTTTGCAGGAATGACGGAAATTATATGCCAAAGTCGAGTCTTTTTAATTCATTTTCTAGAATTTTAAAGAAGGCAAATCTACCTTCTTTACCAATACATTCATTGAGACATACACATGCAGTATTACAACTTGAAGCTGGTGTGAGCATGAAGTATTTACAAGAACGACTTGGACATGGCAGTGTACAGATAACATCTGATGTTTATTCGCACATCAGTAAAAAAATAGACAGAGATGCAATGAATAAATTCGAGGAACATATGCAAAACATCCTTGAATAA